TGACATGCTTTGGGATGCATTTGAAGTAGTTGCTGGTAAGTTAAACTTTAAGCCAAGTATTTGGTATTTGAAGAACATCAAAGGACAATAATGAAATTCAAAAACAGAGTTCTTGTAGTAGGTGATGCGATGTTGGATCGTTACTGGTCCACATCAGTAACACGCATTTCTCCAGAAGCACCTGTTCCTGTAGCACTCCACACAAGCACAAAAGAAGTGCTTGGTGGTGCTGCAAATGTGGCTGCCAATTGCGCTGCATTAGGTGCTGACACTAAACTTCTTTACGTAAGGGGTTATGATGAAGATGCAAACATAATGAAGACAATGCTTCAGAAGAAATTAATTAGTCCAATCACTCACGGAGATTGGTTTCCAACAATTGTTAAGTTAAGAATACTTGCTCATAATCAACAATTGCTTAGAGTTGACTTCGAAAAGAAGTTACCAGAAGAAACTGCAAATAATTTAAAGTCATTATTTGCCACCGAAATTGCCTTCGCAGATGTGGTCGTAGTATCAGACTATGCCAAGGGTAATATTACCCCGCAAAATTCGCCATATTTCATTGAAAAAAGCAAGGAGAAACGCATTCCTGTATTAGTTGATCCTAAAGGTTCTAATTGGACAAAGTATGCAGGTGCTGATTTAATTACTCCAAACATTGCTGAAATTGAATTAGTTTTAGGGACTAAGTGGAATAATACAAATGTTCGTAACTTAATGAATGAATACAACTTTAAGAACCTGTTGCTAACTCGTTCGGAAGAAGGAATGGCATTGTTCACCAATGAAGGTGTATTTGATTTTCCAACTTTAGCAACAGAAGTAGTTGATGTGTGCAGTGCCGGTGATTCAGTGATAAGTACCATTGCTGCTACGTGGGGTCACATAAGTTTGCATGAAGCATGTGTTTATGCAAGTAAAGCAGCAGCAGAAGTTTGTAGACATGTCGGAACACATAATCCGACTTACGAAAGTATTTTTAAAGGAAACTAAAATGACAAGACTAAATGGATTTGTAGAAAAGGGTTGGGGTTCTGAATTTATCTTTGCAACCAATGACAAGTATTGTGGTAAGTTGCTTAATTTTAATGCAGGTGCTAAGTTTAGTATGCACTTTCATGCAGTTAAAGATGAAACTTGGTATGTGACTGTTGGTAAGTTCAGAGTTATTACTATTGATACAAAAACTGCAACTGAACAAGAACAAACATTGGTTGCAGGTGATGTATTGCATATTCCACCACTTATGCCACATCAGTTGTTTTGCATTGAGCAAGGTTCAATAGTTGAAGTAAGCACACCAGATTCAGTAGAAGACAATTATCGAGTTAGGAAAGGCGATTCCCAGAAATAAGATAAAGCCCCTTAGATGGGGCTTTTTTGTGACTTGTAAAAAAGCACATGCTTAGCGAATAAAAAAGCACATGCTTAGCGATTTCGTGCTTTTTCCAAAAAAGCACATGCTTGTAGTATGCAAGCAATAAAGCCACTTGAACCAGTGGTTGTCCACTACTTGATTGTGTTGCTTGATTGCTCCTTCTCAGGCATTATGTGATTTGAATCCAACCACCAGCACTTGCACTAAAAAGATATTCCGCAGTAGGTCTATTAGTGGATGTAGTTGTGCCATTACTTGTTGCACTCATTACAACTGTCTGACCAGTCTTCATTGATTGACCACCTGCAGCATTAACTGTAATAGTTGTAGTAGGGATAGTTCCTCCTTGACTACTTGCAGAGATCTTAACTATTTGTCCATCGACACCAGTCGGCAATGTGACTGTGCCACTGGTAACACCTGCTGCAATATTTAGAATAGTAATATTGGCAGAAGCAGTAACAGTGAATCCAGTTGAATTACAAGCAACCACTGCATAATTCAAATTAAATGAATTAATTGGTTGCCATGTAACAGTTGATGAACTAATGCTATTCACAAATACTAACTGATTCAGCGTAGTATCGAAATAGATTTGTCCTAAGTATGCATTCGTGGGTCTTTGTGCAGTAGTTCCGCTTGTGTAAAGTGAATTTACTGCATTAGCAGTTGTCTGAAAGAAGGAATTCCATTCAACACTAAGTCTATCGCCGTTTTTATCAACTGGTGTGCTAAATGGTGAAATTGCAAAAGTCTTAGCCATTATTGACTTCCTTCTTCTGTAGGTCTAATCATTGCTGAACCACGAATAACAACAAATGGAACTGGATCGGTCAATGTGAATCTAAACACAAAATCCCTTCCTTGACCGATTCTACGCCAAATTGCTCTTGGGCCGACATATTGTCCTTGTTGACCAATTGAAACCCAACGTTCATTGCCCCAAGTATTGCCATTATCCTTAGACACTTGCATCATTAGTTGTGGATTTTGTCCTTGGCCAACTGTCAATCCTGCACCTATTTGCATGTCTAACCACAATTCATCAACACCAAACCTATTACCGTCACCTTGAATGTGTCTAGTTTGAATTTGTCTTTTGATTGTTGTGCCATTGTCAGATGTGTAATCAGTGCTAAATCTGTAAAGATTACCAGAACTTGAGTCAGTAATGTAAAAGTTATTACCAAATGCAATTCCATTTTGTGCAATATGCCTACCAGATAACCCAACACCGGTTTGAAGAATACTCCACAACCCAGTTCCGCCATCAAATAAGAACGACTTTTGTGCAGTTGGGAATGTCAATTGATACATGTGGTGTCCATTCAACACATAACTGAAACCAACAGCATCACTTATTGTAGACAGGTTATTAATCAAGTAATCGATGTTTGAATCACTTACAGGTTCAGGTGAATATCCATTAAGCAACATTACTTGAACTTGGCCTGCTGGATTTCTTCCTAGGAAGATCATACTTCCTTTGAACAATACTCGGCTTTGAACTGCTGCTAAACCAAAGTTTTGTGCAGTGCCAACTAATTGAGTAAATGGGAATAAACTTGCACCAGTATCTTGCCAATATTCAATATGAGTTTGTCCCCAAAGAATAAGTGTGCCTTGCCATGCATCTAGGCCAAGTAACACATCGGGACTTGTTTCAGCAGTAGCAAAATTCAATGCAGGCCAAGAAGTCCCGTCATAAAATGTGCTTGTTTGAAATTGTCCATTGCTTGCTGGATTGTTTGCAATGAATGCACCATTTAAGAAACAAACACTTGTTGCACCAGTTGGGTAAGCAGCAGCAGTAATTTGTGCAAAAGTTCCTGCAGTAACAACACCAGTTGAATAAGTTCCAGTCACTAAAGTGTAGATCCAACCAGTGGTACCAGCACAAATAATTAACTGAACTCCATTGTAAGCCATACCGACGTTTGTTGCACTAAAAGATGTCATTACACCCAATGCTGTGACTGTTCCAGTAGTATTCACTGAATAAAGTGTATTTCCAGCAACCACATAAAGCAAGTTGTTAATAACAATCGAACCACGAATAGGACTCGAAGGCAATGTCACAAAGATATTGCACCCAGGTGTAGGTCTAACAAATATCTTCACATCCTTTTCATTTGAATTATCAACTTCGTAAAAGCAGTTAAGTCGCATTTGCGCATTGCTGTATGGCGACAATCCTTGAATTTCAGTTCCGAATAAATTAATCTTCTTCATTATTCGAGTCCTGGCTGAAAGTAGATACTTGTTGTATCAGGATTCAAATTACGAGCAATAGCAACTGCTTCAGTTAAGTTTGCTTGCATAGTTTGTGTCCAATTGACACCAAACATGGGTGCAATTTGTCTTGTCAATCCCCAGGTAAGTGCCAAATACCATTCTTGTGGGTATTCTGGTGTATCAAGTGGGTTATTGAAGTCCTGAATTGGTTCCATGTATTCAATTACCAAATACTTAGTAACATCGTTTGCTGCTGCACAATCAGTAAACACATAAGAATAATTCAATTGACGTTCAACATAAATTGCTGTTGGATCACTGATGTTTGTTGGGTCAGTCTTGCTTGGCAGGGATTGATAATCTTCAATATTCATTAAACGAAGTATTGTATCTTCATTGCTACTATCGCGTAACACAGCAGTTTCAATTGCAACTGGTATTTGTGCATTAGTTGTGTAGTCATAAACTACTGCGCCTACTGGAACAGACACTGGTAACATTGTTGTTAAAGTGATTTGATTCAGTGTAGAATTAATAGATTGAACTGTAGACCAAAACAATGTTTGTGGATCACTGTTTGTTTGATTAATTTGAACACCGATATTATCGCCAACAGTCATACCTGCGACAGAATTCACATACAAAATATTTGTGCCTAAAGCAGAACCAGCAGAAGCCAATGTTTGAACAAAACTATTAGTCCACTTACCATTGTTTGGGCCAATTTGATATTGACCTGTTGTGCCGGATAAGAAAGCATAACCTTGTCTGCGTGTCCAAGTCTTTAGTCCTGGTGCGTAGTCTGCTTTACCCATCCATTGCTTAACCATCATATTGAGTTTACGAGCACAATCAACAGTTTCCTGTGGAGTAGGCCCCTCACCTTCACCTAAGTGACCTAAGTTAAGCATTGCATCTCTAATAATGTCATCTCTTGTGACTGTGAAAGAATAAGTTCCTGATGTAGCCATATTGACTCCTTATTTGCCGATTGCCATCCAGTAAATCCATCCTGCTTGGTTGTTATTCCAAACACATGTAAAATTACTTGTAGTCATACCTGTGACTAAATTATTAGCATTACCGCCAGCGTTGTTTGTATTACCAATTACATTCACATGGAAGCAAGCAGTAGTAAATGGTGTGTTGAATGTCTCAGTGTAGGTATTAACTGACGCATTAATGGAAGAACCAGTTCCCCATTGCATCAACAAATTGCCTGGTAATGTTTGCCATCCAACATAACTTGGGTTAGGTAATGCATAAGTTGTGGATGTTCCGTTAACAATCTGTGTGCCAGTTGTTAAGTTTGTAATTGTTCCTGCAGTTGGCAAACCAGTAATTGCGGTAGATGGTATGGTTGTGCTTGCAGTGTAAGGGCTTGCACCGTTACCATACAAATAACCAGTTAATGTTCCAGCAGCACCAGATCCGCCATTACCAGCAAGTAGTGTTCCAGCCATTGTTGTTGTAGAAAGTTTACCACCAGTGCCTTGTGTAAAGGTAATACCAGTTGCTCCACCACTTACGTTATTAATGGCGCCATTGTTCCACCAAGTTTGTGCAGAAGCAAATGTGTTGGCAGATGAACCAGATGTTACCAGACCAATTAATGTCTTTGTGCTATCACCAATCATTGTAAGCATACCAGTAATACCATCAATTGTAACACCTGTGGTGCTAACGGATAATGTCATTACACCTGACACCATAGATGCATAGACATAGTAATCGGTATTTGCAGTCATTGCCGGGGATGTAAGAGTTACACCTGCACTTGGAATTCTGCAAGAAACACCATTAATTGTTATGAATGCACCGTTGTATGGAACATATTTGACTTGTGTCGAACTTACAAATGTCAATTGACCAGCACTTGGAAGTTGACTTGGAGAACTTGGATAAGCCGCATTTAAAATACTTACGTTAGCAGTAATTAAACCACTGTCAAGCACACCAGAATCTGGTTCACAAACGACTGTTGTATTGCTTCCACCATACGTGCTAGAAAGAACTGTTGCATAAATCAACCCAGATGTGTTAGTGGTTTGAATACGTCTACCTGGAGTAAACACAGCAGTGCTATTGCCAACGGTTGTAAACGAAGTTGCACTTACGTAGGATGGTGTGTAGTTAGACGGTTGCCATTCAGAAATAGTTGGTGAACCACCACTTGTAACATCATTAATACCACTAACATTATCAAAAACACCTGGGGTAAGTTGAACACCCTGTGCTGTGGTAATTACAAACTTGTATTGTTGTCCACCTGTCAACCAAATTTCTTGTGGAGGACGACCTTGTGAATTAAGAACAATAGGGTTTGGGTTAGGGGTAGTACCAGCACTTGTGGTGTAAGTTGTGACAGGTGTTGTTGTTCCTGCAAGATAAACGTAAATAAGACCACCGGACAATACTACACCTTGATCAGTGAAGAATTGACTACCTGGGCTACCTACTGGAGAGAGATTTAAACTCATAAATTATTTCCTTTAATCATTCCAACCGGTTGCAAATCCATTCTTCTGTAAAGTTTGAACTTCCTTAGCAGTCTTACCGCCAATATCATTACGAACAATCAAATTTGGAACATGCAATTCATCCATTGTACCATAAGCACGCTTGCTTGCAGTGACTGTATCTCTTCCAAAACCGGTTACGCCAAAAAGATAATCGCCTGCAGTTGCCCAAATAGGTCTTGTGACAATTTCATCATTCTCCATTGTCGGGAGATTTTCAATCATTACACCTTGCGGTTGAATAAACTCACTATTTTTCTTTGTAACGCCGTAAACAGGAGTGCCAGTGAGTTCCTTTTGAGATAAGCCACCAAAGGGGAAATTAGGTTGGCATCCAAGAACAATAATACCAGTTTCGTAAGTGACATTGTGAGTATCCTCTCCATTAAGTGCATCGACCATCCACTGTGCTGGATCGCCCTTTGTTGCAGCAAGCATTAAATTGAATATTGGCCATCCTGGTCTATTAGTAAATTCAAGTGGCCATACCTTTCCTTTTTCATCGATAATGCAGTTAAGATCACAAAAGCCAATATGACCAAGTTTACGCAATGCATCACCTAGTGGACGTAAAATATCATCAGCAAGTTTAGATTCAGTCACATACTTTGCAACTGTTCCCATCTCGCCAGTGTTTACACCATAATTACCTGGCATAAGTTTCTTATGTTCAAACCCTTCATTGACTGGCTTTAACCAACCATTCTTGCCCATACACATTGAAACTGCAAACTCAGTGCCTTTAACTACTTTTTGTAGCATCACTTGTCCGCCTGGGTTCATACCAAGTTTTTGCCATCTCTGAAGTCTTGCAATTAAGTCGGCAGGAGATTTACCAACATAACTGAGTGACTTATCATCATTGTCACCCAATGTTTTAAACACATAGGTTTCGCCTGTTTCCATGATGTGCTTTTCTGCTTCTTTAAGACTGTTGAAGATTTTGTATTCAGGAACTTCAACTCCGTGCTTCTCTAAGAATTCCATTCCTAAACCACGTTTAATTTCTAAATCAGCACTTGCTTGACTTGGACCAAAGATTGTATTGATACCACGTCTACGCATTGCATCAAGTTTGTCTATTTGTGATCCATTTGAAGTAGTAAAGATGAGATCTGCCCATTTAGCAGAACCAACCCAGTTCTCAATCTTAGTAATGTTTCTATGAAACCCATCACCGACCTTTGAATTGTAACCATCTTTCTTTTCCATCCACCAGCGAATTTGGTGACCAGCCATTGCACATCTCCAAGCAAAAGCAAGTCCTACACTATCCTGGTCAATAATAAGAATATTGAGACTCATTTATTTTTAGTTCCTTTTCAACATATTCAAATATTTATCCGCATTAAAGACAAAAGGCACCTTAGTGCCCTTTATCCCCTCCTTCCACTAAGTGGATTAAGTTTTAATTACAAACGATCAAGTGTGTTGTTTCTTTCTAAGAAACCTGGACCATCTTCTCCAATAACTTCACCATAGAATGGTTGAACATGTTCATTGTAGTAATTGTCATCTGTAGGAAGAATGTTACCACGAACATAACCTTTAACAATACTTTCTCTTGTTGTGCAACTATCTTCCGATCTTGCACCAGCAAAAGTAATGTCTCTAAAGTCTTCAGTTGGATCACAGATTGCTTGACCAGTAGGCATTTCATTGCTTACGTAGTAATTGCGCTTTACTTGTGCAGACTTTAAAGTAGCCCAAGGTTTACCTGCTTCACCTACTGCTGGTAAAGTGAATTGAAACTTCTCTTGAAAAAATCCTTTATTTGCCATAATAATTCCTTATTAAATGGGAAGAATTAACTCCCCTGTTTGAATTACTTGCTGCCGAAAGGGTGATAACCTGCTGGGTTTACAAGAGACTTCAAAGATGCTTCGCGAATGTCAGCATCGTGTTGGTTATCGATGTCTTGACCAGGTGGAAGGTAATTGAAAAATGCGTTGTCACCAAATGGTGTGCCCTTAGCGTTGATGTATTTCACATCAGAAACACCTTCGAAGTTATCAACACCCTTAAGGGAGTCAAGACGGTCTTCGACTTGTGCTTTTCCTGCCATATTCTTTGCCATAATAAATATTCCTTAAAAATTACTGAGTTACGTTTGCACCTGGTGCAATCGATGTTTCGTAAGTAAGAACATAAACAGAACTTGCGTCTGTGCCGTTAACTGCACGAAGAACATCACCTGGAAGCAATGCAACACCACCGGCAGTTGTCGACAATGGAATGCTTACAACTGTGTTTGCTACAGAAGAGCCAAGTGTCAATGTGCCAAGAGTTGTTGTGGATGTGCCAGAAACACGTTGAATGATTGCTGCAGCACCTGCACCAGCGGATGTGCCAGCAGTTTGAACAACTGCAGTAGCAGACCAAGCGATCTGGTTAGTGAAAGTAGCAAACTTGCAACCTACTGCGTTAGCACCAGCAACAGAAGTGTTACTATCGTAGTTGCGAGTTGTGTATGTTGGGTGGTCATACACTTGAGAGATTAATGCCATATTAAATATTCCTTAAAAAATTGTTGAATAAGGGGAGAATTAACTCCCCATTTGCCTAATTAGGCTGCGGAATCCCACTTAACAATACGTGCATTAGATGCAAGTGTTTGAACAATACCGAATCCACCAAGGTAGTACCATGCAACACCCATCGAACGACCGTAGTCTGTTGGGATCTGACCACGCATTTCTTCTTCAACTGTGATACCTTCTGCAACAGTGTCATTACCGAAGAAGAAGATCCAGTCAGACGAACCACCTGTCCAAGTGCCTGTCGAAGTAATACCATCAGTGGAGTTACCCTTAACGATGTTTGTTTGTTCGATGTAGCGTGTATTTTCATAACGACCAATTTCGCCATTCATGATCAACTTGAAGCCAGTGTCACTGTATTGGTGAATTGTTTCAAGGTTGTTCTTGAATCCACGAAGTGTGGTTGGCCATGCAATGGCGTAGTAGTCATCACCAAGGTATGCAGGAATATTACGTTCCTTCATCATGTCAACAATCAACTTAGCAGCGCCAGTGCTGTAAGCAACTGTGTTAGTTGCAGTAGCAGTGCCATTAGTTGTAAGTGTGATTGTTGGAGAAGCAGTGTTACCACCACCAACTACACGCAATGGAGTTGCGTTGAACTGTGCATACGCAAGACGGTCGAATGTCTTTGTTGCATCATTCTTAAGAACCTTTTCAATAAGTCTCATTACTGGGAACTTAGAAAGGTTGTTAAGTTTTTCACTGTAAGGAATAGAGTTACCACATTCAGTAACTGTCAATGTGCCCTGAGTGATTGTGAAGTTTGTTTGTGGCATTGTGTTTGTTTCAACCAAAACACCACCTGGGTTTGTTACATCCGAGACAATGTCCCATGTGAATGTATCACCCTTTCTACGTCCTTGCTGGGAAGCATCTTGAACGTCAGCGAACTGACGGAATTTAACAAGAGGCTGAACTGCCATACGAAGCACGTTTGTTAACTGACGCGAATACAAGTATCCACCAAGTGAGCTTACGCCCCAAATTTGACCTGCCATAATAGGTATCCTTTAAAAATTAATTAAATCTACTCGTTGGGCTGAACTGAAGACCGCGTGCTTGAGCCTTTTTAGCGAGGCTTGCTTGACGTTCATCGGCACTAGGTTCGCCGTTACGATAATTGCCATTTTCTGCACTTTCTACCACTGCTGCTTTCTTTGCCGGGTATTGTGGTGCATTGAGTTTTCTTTCTTGCTTTGTTGCTAAGGTTTCAGCCTTTTTAACTGGTTTAGAACCTGTTGTTCTTTCAACAATAGAATCTCTCCAGTTACGAACTTGATTACCGATGTCTGTGTAACGTTCAATGTAAGGACGTGTATCGCCCGAATTAAGTAAACGTTGATCTTCTGCAATAACCATATTGGCCAAAACAGGATCTTCGAACAAGTCGTTGTATTCAGTTTTAAACTTATCAACTGCATTCTGAAACGAAATCTTCTGGTCAACTACTTGAGACACAACTTCAACTGAAGGAGTTGTATTCTTTGTCCCAACTAACTGCCTGATAGCGTTGATCGCTTCGGTTTTATCGCCCATTTGTATTGCGTCGACAATTGACGCATAGTCGATCTCTTCATCGACTGATTTAGCAACGTCCTGGGATGGCTGCTTAATTTGTTGTTGAGCAAACTCATATGCTTGCTTCGCTTGTCTTTGGTATTCTTCTGCGGAATCAACTAAACTTGCCTTACGAATAAGTTCTTCAGTTGTAAATTCCTTTTCAACACCATTAACTTTAATCTTATGCTTAGTGACAACAGGAGCAGTTTCGACTACTTCTTCTGCTTGACTTTCTAAGTCTTCTTGATCTTCGCTGTCTTCAGCAAAGGCATCCTTGTATTTACCCTCTAAGACTGAATCAACATCTAATTCGTCGTCCTGTGAATCAAATTCATCTTCATAATCTTCTACGTTTTGTTTGCGAAGATTTGCAAGTGCTGCATTACGACGACTAATTGGGGAATTTTCATTTGACATTTTAATTTCCTTTATTTAAAAATTTAGTTACCTTCATCATATTCTGAATACATTGTGCCAGTAGCAATTTCACCTTCTTCAATTGCTTCAACTAACCAAAGTCTAATCAATTCAATAACTTTAATTTCGTTTTGAAGTTTTTGAATCTCTTGCGAATTAAATGGATCAGCCATTGTAAGATTAGAAAGAGCAACATCTCTTTCCTTATCTCCCTTAGCAAGCAAGTATTGACCAATTTCACTATTTAGAAATGATTTTACTTGATCACCAAACACTGCCTTGTCCAACAAGTCGCGCTTTTCATTGTAAAGTCCTGACATAATTTATTCCTTTAAATATTTAATTTATTTATTACAATTTGGATTAAGGCATTGCGATAACACCTTAACCCATTATTGTTATTGTCCCATTGGTGTGGGCGGCTTCTGTTGTGGAGCACTTATTGCTTGTGAATTGGCTTGTGGACCAGCAATATTCTTAACAGTAGTTGGCTTCATACTCTGATCTGTTGCCAGACTTTGTAATTGAGAAGTTGAAACTCTAGCAAAGTGATCGACCAAGAAGCGTTGATTGTGATTAGTTTCCTTAACACCAGCAATAGCCATCTTAGTTTGATTGTTTTCACGTGCAATACCAAGTTTGGTTTCATTATCTGCTTGCTTGCTATTGAGTTGCATCTGCAATGCTTGAATTTGCTTCTTGGCTTGTTCAAGTTCTGGGTTAGCACCTTGCTTAATGAAGCGAGAACCATCTGAATAACCAAGTGCACCAAAAATTTCCTTAGTAACTTCTTCAAAATTAACTGCTGATTCAAATGCAGCACCAGCAATACTCTTAAGAACACCAAGGCCTTGTGCAAGTTTGTTAACTTTCTGGTCTGGACTTGTTGCACCCATACCAACATTCACGTTCAATGTGACTTCGTGTTGAAGTAATGAGTCTAAGTCTTGGTCAATACCAAAACGTTGCATCAATTCTGCCTTCTGACCACACAATGCAAGCACATTTTCATCTGTCTCATAGTGTTGTTCAAGCAAAATAAGCAAGCGAAGTACTGGTTCAACGAATGTTTCAGTGAATGTTCTAAGTCCATACTCAACCATGATGTTGGTTTGTTGACTAAGAAGTGACATTCCCTTAGCAGTTTCGGCAAGTTGGCGGTTAGTTGCAATAGAACCAGCACTGAAATTACCAAGCAACTCATCCATGTCGCCGTTGATTCTGTCTTGTTCAGCATAAGAACTTTGAGTTACATCTGGGTAACTCATCGGAATAATGTCCTTCTCTGGATCATCAGCCATAACAACACCGCCTGGCACGTTACGAACAAGTGCATTAATGTCAACTTGCTTGTTACGACGAACAATGTAACGTTTGTTCAACACAAACTTAATGTTGTCAAGTCTTTGGTTAGCAATTTCATTTGCTTCTTCTTGCAATCCATGTGCAATGTCAGGAATAGAACTTGGATAAACCTTGTGTGTTTCAAGAACAAAGTTACCAATGACATAAGGACGCTTGCCATGGAACACAGTGTCCTTAAGTGGACGTGGTGTAGTAAGCAATGCTTTGTCACCCAATGTGTAAAATTCATAGTCTTCGTCTTCCTTTCTATGGATGTGACGCTGAACCCAGACTACACCATAATCTGTAATTGGTCCAGATTGACTTGTGTATGGATTTTGCTTGTTCTTAAGACGTGCAAGCACAGTCGATGAATACTTACCATCCATTGCTGCGTGAATAAGAGATTCATCATAGTCTCTCCATTCGCCATTCGCCATCTTACGCTTAACATCAACAACAAACATTGGAAGTAATTCAATGATGTAAGGTGAACTATTAACTGGGTCAATCCAAGAAGATCCTGGGTGAATACGAATGTAGTCAATCGGAATTAAATCAACACATGGTTCATCACGAACAATTTCTCTTTGTTTGACAGTTTCTACTCTAAGTGACTTAACCTTACCTGGGATTTCACCTGCATTAATAATATCAAAGTCTGTTCCCATTTCTGGTGCTTGTTCTTTCTCACCTTGAAAACCACGAAGGGAATTTTCTGGAACTGTCTTTTGAATCTTAAGATCAGGTGTAGTAGTAGAACCAGGTGTGCGACCCAATTCTGTCATTGTAACTTCTCTTTCAGTAACTTTAGATTCAGTAGCCCAATAGACGTGAGCACAGCATGCACCAGTTACTTGAGCATCTTGCAATGCACCCATTACGTTCTGATACCACTTAATGGACTTCTTCAAACGGAATTGAAGTAATTCTTTCATCATTGCTGCTGATGCAACTTGTTGTGGATCACTTGCATTGGCTGCTTCAGTGCTAATAATGTCAGCATTGGAAAAGAATGCTGCTGCACCTGCTGCTTCATTCTTACGAATTACTGAACGGATCTTTGGACGAAATATGCGACTACGCTTTTCATACTTAGGGTCATTGTATTTAGAACCTGCTGGGTGAACTCCATTGAACATGTTAATACCTGCTTCCCATTGACCACGATAGTTTGTGTCAACATAAGAAGTAGATGCTAGGTAAGAAGACCTAGCAAGTTCAAGCCATGCATCATCATCTTGTTCGTATTGAACAGTGATGTCATTAGTTAAGTCCATATCCCTTTCATTTTCTTCATTGTCGGAAGATGGAGGAGTTGCACGTTCTGCATCAAGACTATCTTTACGAGTGAGCCAACCGCTGTCTCCGCCTGCTGAACCACTGCCGGAATATTCATTCATATTATTGTCCTCTCATTGACTTAGGGATTGTGTATTGACCTTCGCCGGCACCTTCCATGTTGATAATTCTTTTATGGAAGCCATCTTCGGATTTGGCATTACGAGTGCAACCACAGCGTTCAAGCATTTCCCCACCTGCGTGAAGAATATTCTTTCTAAGTGTTGATGGTGTTAAAAGATCTTTTGGATTGACATAATAGCCCCAGCCCTGAACTGGAGCATTAAGTAATCGAATAAATGGACCGTGATCCTGTATTTCAACAGCCCACATCCAGTTAGGGTAGAATTCGTAAAGGAGTTCTCCAACTTGTTTTGCAAGTTCTAGATCCTTTACGTCGTCAAGTGTTTGATTTGTAATAATCATTTAGTTCTTCCTATTTAAGCAAATATTTATCAGTAGCACTCGTTGATTAAGTGTTGATGCCATACAACGAGAATTTACCACCAGCAATGTTGCCTGATGCACAAAACAATTTAATTGCAGTCTTAGCAGTTGAGTTACTTGCTAAACCAAATGACCCACTAAATGTCCAAATTGTGCCAGATTGGTTGTATCCAGTTTGGTAAGTTGCAGACCAGTTACCATTTGTTCCTAACATACTTTGGAATGTAACCACACCACTAATTGCCTGTGCTGCAGTATTTCCTAATGCATTTGCATAAGACACACTTGCTGCAGTAGTGCTGGCAGCAGCATTACCGACCGTCACATTGGAACCAGCACTATTGTATGAAACTTCGGACAACCAATAACCACTTGTAACATAAGTAGGTCCAGCACCAGTACCTACTTGAATCGACAATTGTTGTGCATTGTTTGCAGGGTAGGCATTGCTAATGACAAGTTTGTAAGAGTCATAACCACTCAATCCTGTCCAAGCAATAGTAGGTGAACTACTTGCAGTTTGTGTGCTAATAAGAACTTCAGCAGGTGGTGTTGAGTTTTGATTACTTGCACTGACAATAAGCCAAGCAAATCCCGTCCAGTTTGAAATAGTAACCATGCCACCTGCTGGAACGAACCAAGTATTAGCATTAGCCTGGTTCGGTTGGTAAATTGCTTCAGACGCATTAGCCTTTAAAGTTGCTCCAACCGAACCACCAAGTAATGTGTAAGTGGAGTTAGCAGGAGCAGATGCCACAGGTGGAAGTGTAACTGTGACAGCACCAGTCGCAAATCCCCAACCATTCAAGTTTGCATTAGTCAAAGTAGTGTTAGTTGATATTGTCCCACCAGGGATCATGCTAAAGCCCATGTTCTGAACATAAGCAGTAGTGGCTACGTTTGTGCTGTTGTCATAGTTAGTCTTAGTTGGAGCAGTCATACCACCAGTTGCATTAACTGCAGTAGCATTAATTGCACCAGTAACACCAACACCGCCAGCAACAGTTAATTGACCTGTTGTAGTCGAAGAAGAAGCAGTTCCACCCAATACTTGAAGAATACCACCACTTGTAACAGTAATTGCATCAGTTGCACCATTGTTTACTACAAAGTGAAGTGCATTGGATGTGTTAGTTCCAATTACCAAGTCACCTGTCTGTGAATACAAGTAAGTTGCATTAGGTAAAGCAAGTGAACCAGTGCCAGTGTATGCTGAACTGTTAATACCAAAGTTACCATAGTAGGTGGATGCAGTGCCAAGATTGTTACTTACAATTATGTCAGCACTTGCAGCCGCACCAGCATTGCTGTTCTGAAGAATTGTTTGAACATAACCGTTAGCACTTGCATTGTAACTAGCAACCAAGTTAGTATCAGTAAAGCCAAGTGTGCCATAATTGAATGCACCTTGAGTAGATGCAGCACTAATGGATGAACTTGCAGCAAATGAAGTATTAGCCGATGCTGCAGTAAGTCTACCATATGCATCAACTGTCAACGTTGCATAGTTGTAAGTGTTTGCAGTTACTGCAGTAGTTGCAAGACCAAGGTTGATTGTTCCAGAAGTAGTAATTGGAGAACCAGTGCTTGTAAGTTGTCCAGTAGTTCCTGTGACAGACACAGAAGTAACTGTTCCACTTGCTGCCGCTGGTGCTTGACTTACCCATGTTGTGCCATTGCTTGTCAATACGTTTCCGCTTGTGCCAGGTGCAACTGCTTGAAGAGCACTTGTGCCATTACCAAGCAATACGTTGTTTGCAGTCAATGTTGCCAATCCAGTTCCGCCATTTGCTACTGAAACTTGTCCAACTAAGTTAGATGCTGGTAGTGTAACTGCTCTTGTTGAAACAAGAATGGAACCTGCTGTCAAATTATTGTAAAGACATACACCAACACGATAAGCATAGTTTGGAGCAGTAGGAGCAACGTTAGTGAATGCACCAGCAGTAGTTGCACTAACATAAACAATGTCACCAGGTGTGAAGCCACTTGTGTTTATGTTATCAATTTCGCCAATAATAACAATGTAACCATTTGTGTTGTTTGGAATTGCTTGATTAGTAAGTCCAATGAATGCAGAAACAGTAGACAATGAGTTTGCTTGTGCTAATGCCACTGTAGGAGTAGAGCCAGAACGACCGTTAATGTAAACAACACTGCCTGCTGCAATTGAAGAACCAGTAATGTTTCTTACTTCGAGTTGAACTTCCTGGCCAATGTGAACTTGATTACCAGAAATATCATTGTAGTAAGCTAAAGCATTACGTGTGGAGTCATACCACATTCTACCTTGTGCATAAGTTGGTGCAGTAATTGCAGTTGAATAATCAGTGTAGGCATTGGTGCCACCAATTACAGGACTTTGTAATGTTGGAGAAGTGCTTAATACAGTTGAGCCAGATCCGGTGGATGTTGTTACACCAGTGCCACCATTTGCTACTGCTAATGTTCCTGCCAATGTGATTGTACCATTTGTTGTAATTGGTCCACCACTTGTAGTAAGTCCGGTGGTTCCACCCGATACTGCAACACTAGTAACAGTGCCACCACCTCCACCAGTTCCATTAGCAGCAGCAGTAATTCTACCATAGGCATCAACTGTAATGTTTGCTGCAGTGTAAGTTCCTGCTGTTACTGCAGTAGTTGCAAGGTCAAGAGTGATTGTGCCAGTCGAAGTAATTGGACTACCAGTTGAAGTAATACGTCCAGCATTACCAGCAACACTTACGGATGTGACAGTTCCACCGCCCGAGCCACTTGCTGCACTTGTAATGCGACCGTAAGCATCAATGGTAATGTTTGAATTTGTGTAAGTGCCTGCTGTTACTGCAGTTGTAACTAAGTCAAGAACAGGAGTAGTGCCACCAGTTGAACTAATACGTCCAGAAGTTCCACTAACAGAAGTAACTGAAGAACTGCCGTTGCTTACTGCAGTAAGTCTGCCATAGACATCAACAGTAAGGTTTGCATTTGTGTATGAACCTGCTGTTACTGCAGTTGGTGCCAATGCGACAATAGCATTTGATCCACCACTAACAATAATCTGTCCACTTGTTCCACTAACAGAAGTAATAGAAGGTGAACCACTGCTTGCTGCAGTAATACGACCTTTGCCGTCTACTGTAATAGTTGCGTATGAATAAGTGCCAGGAGTAACTGCAGTATTTGCCAATGTTGTTGTAATTGGGCCAGTGCCACTACCACTGACATCACCACTTAAGACAATAGTTTGGTCACCACTATTTGTTCCAGAAGTATTACCACTAAAGTTAAGTGAACTAATAATACCTGTAGCATTAACGTTGACGGGTGTAATGTTTCCTAAGCCGAAAGTGAGTGTTCCATTAGTTGTAATTGGTCCACCAGACACAGTAATACCATTGTTACCTACTGCGTTAACAAGTGTTACAGAACCAGTGCCACCACTAGAGATCTGTCCAACCTTAGCACCCTTAGTAACATAAGTTCCGTTTGATTGTAATTGGCTTACAGGGACAATGTCATTGACTCCAAGAGCAGTAACAGGTGTAAGTTGAGAGATTGTTGCGTTTTGAGTCATTTAATCAAATCCTAATTCGTTTTTGCCATCGTTGTCTTGAAGTATCATCCCTTGAGTCATATCGTAGTAAGATGGATCTGTTAATGGATCTTCTTCTAGTCCCTTGACTATTTCAATACCATAGATACCATAGCCGGTATTATCATTATCAACAAATGTTCTTCCATTACTAAAACGAAGATTCACTTGTCGTTGTTTCCATTTGTCACCCCAGGAGGTGACTGCAAATGCAAGTATGTCTAAGTTAGTAGTAGTGACTTTAAATCCTACATTACTTAGATTGCTATTACTGTTTACTGGTCCTGACATTTTGTATTTCCTTTTGTGCTGTAATATTTATTCGATAATGTCTGAGAAGGAGCAGTTAGCAATTACATCAAGTAACACAACCACTATGGTTCACTGGCTTTATCGCTCTGCATACTACAAGCATGTGCTTTTTTGGATTTTTGCACAAATCGCTAAGCATGTGCTTTTTTGATTACTAAGCATGTGCTTTTTTATGTCCAGTCAGGCTCAATAGTTTGTGTGTGGTATGAACATCTTTCTAAAAAGGTTTTGTATTTTGAAATTGCTTCTACTTTTGTTCTGCCCACATACCTAACTGTGCAAGACTCAACAATACCTTCACAGGCCCAACCACCGTCCTTCATCTCTACTAATTGAACATTAGGAGTATTACTAAATGGTTCAAACAAGTCAGGGTGAATCTCTGTGCTTCCATATCTTACTAACTTGTTTGGTTGCTTCTTGCCTACCTTCTGTGGTGCGTAAGTGCTAATGTCATTGCGTGGAACATAATCAGAAAGGTCTTCATCGTTTTGACTAATGTAACTTTGTTTATTAAATTTCATGTGAACTCCGGTTCAAACTTATCTTCATCATAGACACTAATGAATGGTGGTGCTATTTCCATATCGTAAATGCGAGCAACAGCATCAATCAAGTCTACCTTACCGTGTGGGAAGAAGTTTACTTGTTGCATAAAGTGCTTGGCTAAGTCATAAAACTTTCCATCACTGTCACGTTGAATAATACGCTTACTAATTCTGTATGCATAGTTTGCTCTAGCAACAAGTTCTTGCTTGTCAGTTAAAGTAAACTCTTGCTCACCAGTAATGTTATTCTTACTTACAGGTGTTGGGTAAGGTGTAAAGAACTTATGTTGTCTAAAGTCAGGTGTAAGTCTTTGAACTCTATCCTTCTTACTGCCACCACCTTCACGTGGCCATTTTAGTTCTTCAATGTCAAACTTTGGATTACGTGGGTCACGCATTTGTTCTCTAAAGTAATCTAAGTCTGCCAATGCACCAAAGGCTTCATAACCAACCTTGATGGCTTGCACACCTTCCATGTAGTCTGGATGCCACTTAAGGTAGAACTTCCTAAGCCATTGCCAACGTTCCTGTAAGTCACAGCGATGATTAATTCCATCTAACAAATACTTTCTAAGTCCACGATCAACACCAATGACTGCTATTGCTGTATTGTCGCTACCAACCTTCTTACTACGTGCTGGATCAACTAAGATGTAAACGTTTAGAATGTTTGGTCTCACTTCGTAAAGTTGAACATCTTCAACGTCGAACATCTTCTCTTGTCCTGAAATAGGATCTTGAAGCATTTGACACGCAATGTCACTGGGACTTTGTGTCTTAAGTTTCATTTCCCATTGTTCAGGAGTAAGCAATACTGGCTTGCCTTCTGGAGTGCCATTGTGAGTAGCAGGATAGATGCGTGGCTTAACAACTTTACGTTCAAGCATTGTTTGGTAAGTGTCAGCGTAAGAGTATCTTGTACCAATGTGCCACTTGCGAGTAAGTCCAGTTTCGGGTCTAGCACCTAAGTTATCACTGAGTGACCAAGCAGCAGTTGTCTTAGCAATCTGTTCTGGGGTAGCCACACTACTTGAAGTAACCACGTCATCATAAATCATTAACTCAAAGTGCTTACCAGTTGGCATACCATCGACCAATCCATGTGATTCAACTGATGCTTCCTTTGGGTTAGTCTTACGTTTGACTGTGAGTTTCTCCATGTTCCATGTTCCCGAAGGTGGAACTTCATTCTTGCTGTAAAGGATGTCAGGGAAGGCGGCGTGAAGTATTTCATTGCCTTCCATCTCTTTCTTAATTTGAAGTAAGAAGTCTCCAGCAATACCTTTGGTGTGACTGAAGATACCAATTGTGATCTCAGGGTTCTTTAGAATCTCTTGAATGGTGCCAGCAAATGTGATAATCGTAGACTTGTAATGTTCACGAGCCCAAAGGTCCAAGTAACCATCCGTATTCTGTTCGACTTCCCTAACTCTGGCATAAAGCCAAGGATGAAGCATGTCAACACGTTTCAATACCTTGACCATTAAGTAGAATCTGTCAATCAAACACAAAGCACGAATGGCACAAATGTTAGTGCCATGTTCGTCTATCTTGTCCCATTCAGTCAGGACTTGTGGAAGAGTCAGTTTGTGAAGATATGTCATTTAGTCCTTTAAGTTTAAGTAACAGATCATTGGCACTCTTAACCAACACTGTTTGTTTGTTTTCGACAGTGGCATCAACTACGAAAGATTGTTTGACTGCACCTTCAGTTCTTTCAAGTAGCATCTTCATTGCCATTGAATCACCTTCTAAGGACTTTTCAATCCACTTGAGTGCAATCTTGTCACCAATGGTCATGTCGTAATCATCGAGATTGTCTCTGGCCATAAGTTGAAGTGCTGTTTGTGTCAGTGTTCTTGTCTTAGGCTTTTCTTGTTTAGGTGGAAGTTCCGCATATTTTTTATGATAAAGTGATGCACATTCTTTGCACTTGTTCTGTTTGCCATCACTAGATTGTTTATCATTGTGAAATAATGCCAAGATTTTGACTTGGCCACAGATCGAACATTCTTTGTCTATTCCATTAAGTGATTTTGCCATTTTCTATTTGGTCCTTTAAAAAGTTTGGGGTTTTACCATTACGGTTATTTCTTACCTAACATTCTGCTAAACTCTTCCAATACTCTAAGTCTCTTTTCGTGATCTTCAAGTCTTTCAGTAGTTAGTGAAGTTAATTGACTTACTTGGTTGCTCAATACCTTAACTGTGACATTCAACTCAGCAATAGTGTTGCCAATCCAAAATGTCATTGCAATAAGAATTGCGAAGATACCGTGCTTAATGAAACCTATCAAAGTGTCGGTTCCTGACTTCGGGGTATCTTCATCCATCTTAAGAGTCTCCACCGTAATTGCCGTATCCATTGTAAGCAGTTACTTGTCCATAAGGACCTGCATTACAATACAAGCGAAGGCGGTTTGGTAAATCTGCGTTGTGATTGTAAACAATACCTGCATCCATTTCATAGTCGCCTGTAATTACTGGAATCTCTTTCCATTCCTTTGGACAAGCGAAGTATCTATCGTTGTAAGATTTAAGATCTTCTTTCTTCATACTATTTCCTTAGTTGAAAAGTAGCAGGATTGCTACTTCTTATTCTTGATCTTCGATGAATGTAACCTTTCCATCTTGCAAGTTCATACCAAGTTGGTTTTCTTGTATGCCCATGCCAATGTCGAAAGAGAATTGTTCGAGTTCTTCTAATCCATTGTCACCGAAGTTTTGGTAGATGAATTGAACAAGTTTTACATTAAGCGAAATTAATTCTTTGTTTGCTTCTAATACAGTTTGAAGCGTAGTTTGCTCTGACATTTTAAATTTTCCTTGTTTAATAATTTGATAAGTTCTTGGCTGCACCAGTTAATACTCTTAGTGCTGAATTGAATGCATTAGGTTCAACTAAAGCATTACCAAGTGTGAATTGTTCAACTGCTTGTGTTAGATTGTTTGTGTCGGACTGAATTCTTGATTGTAAGTCACTTTCATTTTCAAAAACAAAAGTTCCTTTACGTTCAGTCATGTCAATTCGATCAAGTTTAAAGCCTTCAACTTTAAGGAAGGCGGCAAGCAGTATGTTTGTAGTCTTGTATTCTGTCATATTTGTTCCTTTAGAAATACTTAGAGTATTTATTCGGAACTTGTGGATTCATCCGATTTAAGTTTACTCCAACGATCAAGTTGTGCTTTACGCATATTGTCTTTGTGTTCTTGTGTGAAGGTTCGACCCTTCTTTGCTTCTGACATCTTTGATTTTGTTTCAGCAGAGCGGACTTTCCCTTTGTTACTTGCGGAGATCTTAGACTTTTGTTCATCAGAGATTGGCTTACCCTTTTTAGGACTTGGTTTTCCTTTGTGTGCAGAGATGTGGTTTTTGTAGTATTCCTTAAGTGCTTTTGAAATCAAATCTTTTGTTTCTTGAGACATAGGTTCGGTGTTCTTGGTCATTAATATGTTTCCTTGTAGTATTCGTTGTTGTCAATGAAAGGTTCAATCATATCAGCATCAATCATTCCCCATGCAGTTTGAATTTGTCTCTTATGCATGTTTGTGGAAGTAATTGAATCACTATTGTAAGTTTGTGCAATGCGTTCCTGGTTACGCATAAACTGTTTGTGATCGTTAATGTTTACTTGCGATTGTTTGCTGGTTTGAATTGGATCAATTTGTTCGTGTTCCATTCTTAAGTGTGGAAATTGCTGATCAAGTTTAAAAATAACATCGGCCATAATTGTATCATTAAGTTTATTATCTAAGTAAACACAATCATGCACAAGCAACAATGTTTTGTGTGTAGATGGAATTGCACTAGTAAGTATCTCAAGTGCAACTGATTCAAGCACTTGATAGATCCAAGATATCTTTTGGTTCTTGTTGCGCTTGTTACCTTCCTTATCTATCTGTGTGTAAGTGTAACCACCAAGTTCAAAAGTATCATTGGGAGTTGCATTGTGAATAGTGTTTGTTACTTGATCAAATTGTTCCACAATCATTTTAAATGTGTAGTTGTTCATTAATTGTTCAAACTTTGCTTTGCCTTCCTCATCACGACCAAGTGCAGCACGAATGCTGTTGTGTGGATTGTTAACAAGTTTAGCACCAAAGCCTATGGATGTGAATATTGCTTTAATTTGCTTTTCACTGATGTTAAGTTCGTTAGCAATGCGAGTCCTTATTGCTGCTCTGTTCTTAATGTAATCCTTTAAGTAACCCACTTTAAGTGATGGATCGATACTAAGTGCTAGATCAGTAAGCAATGCAAAACTGCTTGCCTTAAAATCATACTTGTGGCACTTGCCCAATGCTGCGTGTCTCACTTCCTTTGGAACTGTTTGTAAACTAAGGCCGATACCATAGAGCCTGCCAGAATCAATTGCTTTCCATTCCTCAGCAAAAAATGCATTGCCTTCTTCATCATATTGCAACTGTGCA